AATCGTTTACAACTGCATCGGAGCATTCACCGCTCCGGAACAAGAAAAAACGGTCTGAAAGGCATTCATACTGCCAATCAGACCCTTCTTTTACCCCAACTGGGGTCCCTATGGAAACCCTTAGAAACAAGGCTTTCTCGGCATATCCTATGGTACTCGTTCCGTTGACCGGTGCGGGAAATCCGCTGTATGGGTTGCAAACTCTCGCGTAGTTCATAAGCATTTGCACCCTCCTGTGTTGCTCTCAAGAAGAAAAATTAAAAGATGTAGATAAATTAAAAAGTACAGAAAAATTAAATGGTTAATTGCGTCACCTTCGTGAAATCATAGGTTAAGCAGCTGTTTCTTCTTTTCCTCGTACTCTTCCTGTGTAATGGCTCCCGCATCAAGCAATCTTTTATATTTTAGTATCTCATCCGCGGGATCTACACTCGGAGCTTTATCCTGTGCACTCGCAGTATTTTGATTTTCTTTTATGATAAGTTCTAGACATGAAAGAATTTCTTGAGTCTCTTCCAAGTTTTTCCTATATTGCCCTGAGTTCCGTTTCATCCTTATTCGAATGGGATTCATGTCTATATATTCAGTAGGATTCGACATGCTGTTCACTGTCAGTCTGATCTTCATGCTATTTACGAAATCAGACTGTTTTTTCTTTCCAGCTGCCGCTCCTACAATGGCTCCAACACTTCCAAATAAAGCTCCTCCAACTACAGCGCTTCCTACCCCGCCGGATACGATGGTGCCGCCATCCTCTTGATATTCATAGCTAACCAAATCTGTATAACTATGAACCGGTCCGAGCGCCTGCCATCTCTTATGAACTGTATCAACATAAAACCGCTTGTAAAAGCTCTTGTTTGGAGTGAAAGTTTCCGATACCCGCGCCTTAGCACCAAGTCCTAATGAAGAACGTTTCCGATCGAATTTCTCCTTCATGACATCTATATCAGACTTCTGGATATTGGATAATTGATTAGGTTCACCATTGATCTCGCTATTAAGCATTTCAACAGTAGTTGACATGTTTTTCGTCCATGTCATTGGATTGTGTCCTGCTTTTTTCACGCAGTCAAAGCAAACATAATCTCCACCTTTAAGCCTTACTTTATTAACTCCGAGCATTGGGAGATTCTTTCCGCAAATAGCACATGTTGGCATTTGTTCACCGTCCTCTTCTATTCCAATAGCTGCTTCAGAGGAACATCGCCATCGACCGTTTTCCAGTTACTATTACCATTAAACGATGTTCCATTCAAAAATTCTCCTGCGCCACTCTGCGACGGAAACTTCTCGTCTCTCTGTAGGATTCTATCTACAAGAAGCCCTGCTTCTTCAAGCTGCTTTCTATGAGCGATCACTTTTTCAGAACTATTAAACGCTGTCGAAACCTCGGAAGAAACCTTAGACCCAGATTTAAGAATTGCCGTACGTTTGTTTCTATGGCCCAGATGAATCCCAATTTCAGCCTGTCCATCTGAATCACGACTCGAATTGGAATAATAGAATAAAGCAGTTTCAATATCTGACAATGTCACAGCCGAGATTCTTTTTTTCTTTTGATCTGCTGGAAAGATTGAGCCAGGGAAAAACGAAATATAGTCTTTAACCCTTCCATGAATAAAGCACGGTTTATAATGAATGCTTTTTCCACCATGCCTCAAACGTTCATTTGGTCATGTCTCATTGTTAGTACTTATACTTGATCGTTCTCCGTTGTCTTAATGATATAAGGCTTACTCAGCTTACCAAGGAATAGGTCCTTCGCGGAATTGCCGGTGAACTTATCAATGGCATCCTGTACTTCCGTCTTCATCAGGTCCAGATAGCGATAGCTCGTCGTCTTTCCGTTCTTCTCGTCCGCCACGGCAAGCACGCTGCCGAACATATCAGGATGGTCCCTGAGATACATCACGTATCCCTTGAGCTTCGCGACACTGTCGCCAAGCCAGTCTCCGTGCGGGTCAACGATGGTCCGGACAATCTTCCCGTCACCTATCTTCTGGAAGAAGATGAAGTCTGGATACATGTTCTCCCACTCGCCGCCGAGCTCGTAGGGAATGGCCAGAGACGCATTCAGATTCCGCGACTGGTTCCTATACCATGCCACGTTCAGCGGCCGTGCCAGCTCAGTCCTCACAACCTTCTTCTCAAGGTCGTTCAACTTCAGATATGCCCAGCCGTTCTCATCACTGATGATGTGCTTCGGATACTTGTCGTAGTCCATGTTCTGACGCGTCACACTGGCATTGATGTTCAATGTCGTCTCGACGTACGGAAGAGTGTTGCCCTCGATGCGGTCCCACTTTTCCTTGTTCGCCTCTGTCACCGCGTACCTAGACGGTCCGTAGGTATCCAGAAGCTCGCGCGTCTTTGACTCAGCCCACTGCTCCAGCCCCTGTACGACCTCGAAGCAGGCGGCAACGGCACTCATACGCGCCACGGCCTTGTCATAGGTCACAGACTCATCAGCCATATATCTGTTGATATATGCCTTGACGACGTCCGAGGCATTGGCGAACGTGCTCACGGCCTTGCGGTAATACGAAATCATACGGTCGGCGTCGTTCTCAACGGACTCCTCGCGGTCCTCGTATTCCTCGCCGGTCAACGGGTCAACCCGCTTGACCGTCACGGTCGTACTGCTAATCTCGTTCAGGGCACGCTTATACTCGGACGGATGCTTTGCAATCTCTCCGTTCACGTTGTTGCAGAACTCTTCCGTGACCTTCGAGTTCAAGTCAGAATCGCTGTCAATATCCGATGTAATGACATCGACGCAGTCCCACAGGTCCAAAAACGCATTCGGCTTGTCATGACGTACCTGACGCGTGATGATGGACTCGAAACTATCTTTGATGAGCTTGTCGTCCACCTTCGGCGTACGTTCCAGCACGTCCTCGATATCCTCGATGGTCTTGTCATCGTCAGTATCGACGTCGAACTCGCCCAAGTCATCGTCAGGCACTTCGACATCCGTACCCTCGCCGTACTTACTGTCCGTATTGTCGCAAACACGGTCAGCATCAGAACTATACGTTCCGTCCGTATCCTTCGGCTGCTCAGGCTCCTTGGTTTCCTGCGCCTTCTTGGCTTCCAGCTTCTTCTCGGCCTTGCGCTTCGTCTTGCCGTACCAGCCAACGTCAGCAGGATTCTTCAGAATGCCGCCGTCCTCGGCAACGGCCACGTTGTCTTCCTTGAGCTTCTCTACGACGCTCTCGACCGTCTCCGAGTCGTACTCAGGCAGATAGCAGGCCACCGTGTTGAGCTCCTCCTCGGAGTCAATCCGGCGTGCCAGAGGCGTACGAATCATACGTCCGATGAGCTGCGCAATATAAGTCGGGTCATTCCGCTTCCTGCGGGAATAGATAACCTCGGCACGAGGGCAGTCCCAGCCGGTCGAGACGGCATCCTTAGCAAACAGAACGCGAATACCCGTGTTCTCAGCCACATCCTCCGGCGGGCAGTACGGAATCTTCGCGACAGCCGTCTCGATGTCCTCATGCTCGCCGAAGACGTTCGCGAAGCAGTCCCTGTCGAGCCACTTGCAGACCTTGAGAATCTGCGTGCAGAGCTCCGTCAGCGTCTCCTTCGTGACTTTGTCCTCGACCTGTACGACCATCAAAGGAACAACAACCTGAATGCCATTCGCCGTGCAGTAATCTTTCCAGAGCTTGGACGCACGAGCCAGCTTGACGCATGCCTGCGTCAGGTCCTGATGGCGCGTATCCGCCTGCTCCTTCGGTGTACGCAGCTCGATAACATCCTTGATAAGACCGGATGCACGAACGGCCGAAACCGGCACGTCGATAGGTGCCTTCATGTCACGGTTCTTACGACCGTTCATGGCCGCATTAAACCGCTCCGGCGTGGCAGAGATACCAACGACGCACGGCATCGGCGGGTTCAATCCCTCTTGACCGTCAATGAGCTTCGCATAAATCGTCTTGTTCGCCGAATCACTCGTCGCATCCTTGCCAAGGCCCCTGTGAGCCTCGTCGATAAACAAATACAGATGCGTATCCGTATCCTCGATGGTATTCGTCAGCACGTCCCAGAACGTCCTGCCGCCCTCGGCATCGTTCGTCAGCCTGCCCTTCTTCGAGAGTAACTGACGATTCAAGAAATAGATGTGCCCCGGCATCAGGCGGGCATGGTCCTTTGCAAACTCAGGCCCGACAGTCTCCATGGACGTTGCGCCGTTCAGAAGGTCCGTCGCAGCATCAAACCGCTTCATGGTCTGCTCGTTCAGACTCGGCGAATCCGACAGCCAGAGGATGACTGCCCGGTCATCGCCTTCGAACGTATCGTTGCCATAGAACAGCCCCTCGGCCACAGCAGCCGAGATGACCGTCTTACCAGCACCGGTCGGAGCCGTCAGAGACACGGCGGAAAACTCGCCGTCGTTTGCGTAGCTATTATGCATGGCACGCATCTTTTTCAGAAGTGAGCCGACCGCGTCCTTCTGGAAGTCAAAAAGTTCGTATTTCATCAGTCAAGACCCCCTTCACCACAAATCTCAAACGTCTTCAGGAACGTTTCGTACAGACGATGCACTTCAATACCCGGCAAGCGCCTGCACATGTTCGAGTAACGTCGCTGGTCGTCAGTGACGACAAACGCCGTCTTGATATTCGGATGCTTCTTTATGGCCTCGACAAACTTTGATGCCTGACCGTAGTCAAAGAGCACACCATAATAATCAGTAATCAGATACGACTTCCCGACACGCTTGATAATCGGGCCACGCGCACCGGCCTGCATCCAGAGAATCGGCGCGATGGCATCGAACGCATTGTCAAGGCGAATCGGCCATGCCGATTCATAGGTCAGGTCAAAGAAGATGGCGTTGGCCTTGAAACCATCGGACATCGGCATATCAGAATCTTTTGAGTCATCAGGACCAATATAATTACCCTTGAGTGGCGCGCCACTTACATCTACACCTTCAATCGTACACTTTGTCCGGGGCCATGTAACATACTGTGCAATTCCTCGAGCTTCCCAATCAGTGTCGCCCTGACGGAGTCCCTTTTTCATAAGAACTTTCTGTTCATCGACAGAAACCTCATTATTCGTCACACAAACACACCGACGATGCCCGCCATCTTCGATATTCAACAGGTTAACCGCCTGAAGTGTCGTACCAGAGCCAGCAAAGAAATCAATAATGAGTGCATCCGGTTTGTTCGAGACAAAAAATCGAAGAGCATCACGAACTGCATACACTGATTTAGGAAATGGGAATCGTTTATCCTTAAAGATATCATGTAATAACTGTGTTCCGAAGATTGATGCATCATGAGATTTTATAGACCATTGCGTCATCGGTATGAATTTTGGTACAAACCCAGAATCATCAAAAAGGTAAGAGCCATCTTCCGCTATACCACTAACCTTGTACAGTCCTTTCTCAACCTTCTTGCGTTCGGCAGAATATAAATAGGAGAAGGACGAACCATACTTAGTTCTGCGTCCAATGCGGAAAAAATGATTTGCCTGTAATTCAAGAAGCGTTTCACTAGTCGCACACCAGCAACCTTCAGAGCCATCTTCACGCACAGGCCAAATCTCAATTTTATCTGAATATTCTTTCGTCAAATCAGGATGCTCACCTTTTGGCAATACATCTCCAACACCCAAAAATTTCTTACCCTTTTTCGAGATGTAAATCGGATAGAAACAATTCGGCGAATCATTACGTGTCTTACGATTTCCAGACCGAAGAAAAGGAATCCATCTCGCATGTGCAATACGATTGTCTTTTGGATTAACACGCCAATCGTCAGAAAGACTAACTTTCTGAACCGACGCAGTGCCAAATTCAACAAAATATATGTATTCATCAGAACGGCTAAACTGATTTGTACGCTGATTACCATGTGAAGAAATACAGGTACTTACCATCTGAACTCGGGCTTCCGGGAACATCTGCTCCAGCAACAACCCAAGACGCGCGTATTCCTTTTCATCAATCGTAACAATAAGCACGCTGTCTGCCGGATTCAGCAGTCTCTTCGCCAGCTTGAGACGCCTTTCCATGAATGCCAGCCACTTCGAGTGCCTGTACTGGTCGTTGCCATCAACGTAGTCGTTGTTGTACTTCCAATCCTTGGCTCCCGTGTTATAGGGCGGGTCAATGTAGATGCAGTCAACCTTGCCTGCATAGCAGTACGCCAGCATCTCGAGCGCATGGTAGTTCTCAGCGTTGATGACTACCTGATACGGGTCATCCTTGTCACCGCGCTCGATGCGGTCAACTTCCCGGAGTCCCGGATAAATGACATCACGGTACGACACGATAGGAACAAGGTCCTCTACCGCAACCTCACGTTCCTCCGTGCCGTTCTCGATGGCCGCCATGCCGTCCTTTACGGCCTTGACGTTCCATGCGACCTTGTTCTCATCCGTCTCGTCCTTGCCACGTTCCGGACGGATATTGACGGTATCACCGACAGCGGCCGTCTTCGTGTACAGTCTGACGGCCTCAGGAAGGTTATGCTCGAACACGAGGCCATAGCTATGGTCTTTCACATACTTGCGAAGCTGGCGGGCAAGCTCAGGATCAAGCTTCTCCACGTTCGCAATCGTTTCATTAATGTTTGCCATGTACGCATTCTCCTATTTCATCAGTACGTTTGAAGGGGTTATTTCTCTGCTGTTTTATTCACCCGTTTTCGAATCGTTATCTGGTATAAACTCCATCATCTCATTCGGCGTACAGTCCATTGCTTTGCAAATACTCTCGACTTTCTCTAGTGCAATGTACTGACCATTCTTAATTTTCGTTATGATGTTAGCCGAAATGTGAGCTCGACGCATCAACTCGGCATTTGAAACATCTCTTTCTATCATCATATGCAGTAAAGGCTTATAACTAACTGCCATCTCATTACTCCTTATAAAATAAGGTAACCACAACGAATAATAATTTTATCACGTATCTGTGAATATTTCAATGGTTTCGTGCGGCTTTTCTATTAATCTTCCTCTTGCAATATGATCGAAATTACCGTTATCTGATTCAGGTAAAGGACGCTTATAGATATTTCCGCAGTATCTCAACATCCGCATTAATATTCCGCGGGCGAATCCTCTCAAGAACTTTCTTCTCTACTTCAGGAGTCCAGTATATTTTCAGTTTATTCTTGGCTCTCGTAATGGCAGTGTAGAAAATATTGTGTGTGATAAGTTCATCTACTTCGTCTGTGATTACGATTTTCACCGAGTCATATTCGAGTCCCTGCGCTTTATGGATAGACACGGCATACGCGATCTGGAATGGAACAATGGTTCTTGCTGTATTACCATCATCATCTTCATCCGTACTTTTGACCTTGTAAACGGAAAACCGAACGATGGTATTATCATTAACCGGATTATCTATGATCTCTAATGGCATAAATCTTACGGCATTAGGATCTATTGTGGTATTCAACTCAATGTCAAACTGTATTCTTTCTTCTGGAGTACCCGTATCTAGCTTTTCAATCCATACGATTTTCCCTCTCATATTGTTATAGATGGCAGGGTGAAATCGGTTATTTTCCAAGAACAGTACAGGGTCTCCAACCTTGTACTTCTGGACGCCCCATTCGACTGGCGGATTCGGGTTGCTTTCCTGCAAGAAGCGATTGATGTTATTGATGCCATAAAGTCCGTCATAATTAAGGCAGAGGACAGCTTCATCATCGGCTACAGCGGTTAGCAATGATTCGTCAACCTTTAACGAGTAACTTTGCTTATCTATGATTTCCTGTACGTTATCGTCCATAGCACGTACTTTAGACCAAAGAATAAGAAGGCGCTGATTAGTGGTCCTATATGGTGTCGTGAGTTCAAAGACAGAAGTTTTCGGCAAAAAGCTCCGAAGTGCCGTAAACCAGTTTCCAAAACGTATGGAGTTTATCTGATAGGTGTCACCAACGAGCAGAATACGTTTGAACTTTACTATCTCAAGCAGCTGACGCATATCTTTGTTACTCACGGTGCTACATTCATCGATAACAAGCAAGTCATATTCAGGATCATTCGTGCCGTATTTAAGGAAGCTCGCAATAGTTGAAAATTTACATTTCTCCGTATCGGCAGTCACCCTTCTTTTCAGGTTATCAATTGCCGGATTGGTCTGAGCAAGAAATAGTTTTTCTTTATCCTCATAGAAATGAGAAATGTGATTTACAAGGGTAGATTTCCCGACCCCTGCTGAGCCATAAATCACCGCAACCGCGGATTTAGAAAACATCTTCGTGAGAATATCTATTTTCTCTTGGCAGTCTACTTCGTAATCGTCAAGGAAAAGCCAGAATTCAACGTTGTCAGAATACTCGGGATCCTCAATCCTGCTCAACTCTACAAGCTTTTTAATGATCTCACAGGTATCAAGCTTATATTCGTTTATGAACGCATAATCGCCATCAATAACAATCTTGCTTCTTTCTGTATGGCCGAACCACAGCTTGTTATTGTACGTTCTTGCTAGCTGTCTGATATCACCATAGTGCTCGAGCTCTTCGAGAGGAGTGAATATATGGCCAGAGATCTCCGTGTTGTTTCTCAATTGCCTTGCCAGAAGCTCATGCTTTCTTCTTTTTGTCGGTATGCAGTCAAACAGTGCCCCAAGCCGAGGATTATGGTTTACAGGAGACTGGATAAACGGCATTTTATCAAACGGAATACTTTTATTTGATAAATAAAGATCAGAAAGATTACTGTTGCCTACTTCTTGCCACTGAGACTTGATGATTGCATTGCGCATTCCATATAAAAGGTAGCGAAGTATATTCTGACCTGGTTTCTCATTTCTTATTATCCTTCGGCACTTATCCAAAACATTAAAAAAGTATCCTGTCTTTGCCTGAGAGCGCCATAAAGCAGTTAGCCCTTGGTAGGCGCTTTCTGGGAAGTCCATTATCTCAGTTAAAGTAAAGCGCTTCTCTGTTAAAAAGCGGCAAATCGTCCGCTGCTCTCCATACTGTATATCGAATTTCTTTCCCGTAAGGATGAAAGAAAAATTCTTGAATTCACACCCACGCAATGACACTTCCCAGCCTACAATCAGGAGCACAGGCATGGTTTTCCCAAGGATTTGTATACTCTCCTCTTGAAAACGAAATCTGGAAGCATAGTTGCTCATGACCGGCAGCTTAGTAAAAGCGATCACCCGACCGGCCTTGCTTTCTCTGTCTTTTGCTGAGATAAACGTGACTTCGAAGTATCTGCGATGATTTACATAGAACGGTTTTATTTTCTGGATATAGTACTTCTCACCTGCGCCTACAAAATCCACATCATATTGATTTATCTTTTCTGCAATTTTGGAATAATACTCCTGAAGAGCTGTGTCCAAATTTAGTGGGAACTTATCCAGATTATGCAGGATCGTGATGTGAAAATCTTCGTAGAGGAGATTTTTTGTTTCGAGCATATAGTCATAATATTTAAGCATTAGACGCTCGGAGCTATCTTCGTCCAGCGTATAATGCGACGCGACTATATCAAGATAATTTCTAAAACGGTAGAGCACCTTAAGACGACTATCTGTCTGAGCGTGTTCTACCGCTTTTTCTATATTTTCTTCTGAATCCTCAATATCCACATAAGGGGAATAGTATTTCAGCATCACATGCTCCACCAGATTTTTCAGGTGTGCAAGGATATCCTGTGAAATTATCCCTCTCGTAGAATCTTCTATTTCATCAAGATTCCGGCAGATCGCCCTGTCGGTGATCATAATTTCGTTTTCTATGGTGCCCATAAACATTAGTCCTTCCGAATAATATCAAATCAAATTTAGTGGCGGCAGCCCTGAACTTAAACTTCATATTCATCTCCATCATCCCAGTCATCTATAAAAGCTTCATACGGAAAAACGTTCACATAATTATCGGGATGGAGTTTGACATAATCATTTCTCAATTTCATTCTCAGTCTGCGCACTGAAGAACCGGATGTTGATTCGCAGTCCGGATCAAGAATATTGCAGAGCTCTTTAAGCGTTGCGATTGTACCGAGTATTTCTGCCTGAAGGCCAAGATCATCAAACACCAAAGCCTGATCTTTCCATTTTCCGTTGTATAGTGCATTAATCTTGGCCGGCAAACCGCCAGCAAATACAGCTCCTGCCTGACCGTTCATAATGAATTTTTCCAGTATGCTGTCAAAGTCAATATGAAACTCCTTTAACAACTCTCTATCATGTTCCGTCAAGTGAGAGCTTTCTGCCCCACCCTCCATATTTTTCTCAGGAAGTTTAATATCTGCGTCACCGTGAGCATTTGGATATCCAATGTTGAAAAAGATACTTTCCAGCAAATCATCACAGGCAACGCTGGAGTCTGTAAACTCGATGTTTTTTGACTTTAACCAGTCTTCAATCTCAATGAATGTGTCCTGATCATACATTTTTTTATTCAGCCATGACTGGTATCTACTAGGGTTGTGCTTAGCATACAAGTATTGGGCATATTTCAGATTTATCTTATTTGGATCTTCTTCCTGTATATACCGCCGTTTCGTATCAGGCCGAGCATCTAGAATCTTGCAACTTGCCAGCGCATCTTCATAAATGAAATGGTCAATCATCTCATCAAAAAAGTCCAGTTTAGGTTCCCCGTCTGCCAGATATGGATATAGAGCATTGAAATACTCTGAAAAGGTCATAAAATCACCCACTTCCGTTTACTTCCGTCCGCTTCCGCTGCTTCCCATTTTTAAAAGGGTCGCCTTGCTATACTGGCGGCATAGAAGAAAGCGAATAGCGATACATTTAACTAGATATTTTACCACATGTCCATGAATTCATAACAGGGCTTTCGCCTTCTTCTAACGGTTCTATTTTCAAGAATCAGCTGTTATTTCAGTATGTATCGCTCGCCCTGAGCATGGCGTTAAAAGGTTCACCATTATATCCGTTCACCCGGTGCACAGAGTGGCTCGAGCGGATGTGATGGTCACAAGTAAATATGTAAGTCCGGCTACGAGCATGGCGGACCAACAGAGCGAGTTTTTTACCCCGTTCCGATGGTACCGCCATGCTTTTTTCATGCCTCCGGTTCTCCTCGGCAACGGGAAGAACAGGAGGTTTTTTATGAAATTACACAAGACCAGGCGGAACCAGCGTGAGACCTACAAGTATTTTGATGAAAGCGGAAACGTGATCTGTGAAATCAAACCCGGCGAAAAAGGAGTAACAGAAGCAAATATCCGCACTCTTCACCTGATGGATGATGCCGAGGTACGAAGCAATCTTAAGTACCGTCACGGAGATCTGAAAGAGCAGAAAAAACTGGCCGAGAAATGGAAGCAGGAATATATCGAATGGTTCAGAAAGAAGTATCACCGCATGCCAACTGAAGATGAGATCGCCATCGCAATGGAAGATTCTGTTCCGGACAACTGGATCGCCTCCATCGAAGAAATGACAGGTGACGGTGATGCAGACGGACTCGGTGATAAAGCTGGCTTCCTCTACACCCTTGATGAGCATGACAAGAAGCTGCCGGCGGACGTTGAAAGACTGAACGAGATCGTTGCGGCTATGCCGGAAAGCTGGCAGGAAATCTACAGCATGAAAATGGCCGGCTACAACAATAACGAAATCGCTGAATGCCGCGGTGTGACCGAGGCAGCAATCCGTAAGACATTCGACAAGATCAAGAAGGCAATCAAGAGAGATGAAAAGCTGAAAAAAATCTATTTCACGGGTTCGATTTCAGACTGAAAACGAGGACGGAAGACATGAGGAGAACTAACTCTCCCCAGGTCTTTCTTTACAGATTAAGGAGGTTTTTATGGAACACAGCTATATGCCTGTCATCTACATCTGCGCTCCCTATGCAGATGATCCCGAAGGCAATACGGAAAAAGCAAAAAAATATGCCCGGTTTGCAACGGACAGCGGGTACATTCCGATCTCGCCTCATCTCCTGCTCTCCTTTATGGATGAAGCAACAGAGCGCAGGAAGGCCATGTTTATGGATCTGGTTTTACTTGGCAAGTGCTCGGAAATCTGGTTCTTCGGAGACCGGATCACTTCCGGCATGGACATTGAACTGGAACGCGCCAGAAAGCGCCGCATGAAGATCAGGCACTTCACCGAGGACTGCCGGGAGGTGACGTTATGAGGGCTCTTTGCATTGCCTACGGAAATTCCCGTCAGGCAAAAACATGGACCAATAAAACAACAACCTTTGATGACCTGAAGGCCCGTCTCAAGACACCGATCCGGACAACCGAGACTGTCGAGGAATATTCGAAAATGGCCAAGTCGGCACGCGATGCTGCCAAGGACCACGGCGGCTTTGTCGGCGGCTCCCTGATCGGCGGACGCAGGAAGATCGACACCGTTGAGAAGCGCTCCATGGTGGCTCTGGACGGCGACCGCATTACGCCAGAGTTCCTTGATAACTACGAGAATCTCTGCCCGTACACTTCTGCCCTCTACACCACACATAGCAGTACTCCCGACAATCCGAGAGTCCGTCTGGTTTTCCCTTTGACCCGCGATGTGGCTCCGGAGGAATATGTCGCGGTCGCAAGATATCTCGCTCAGTCCCTGAACATTGAGTACTTCGACGAGTGCAGCTATCAGCCTAATCAGCTGATGTACTGGCCGTCGTGCCCGTCAAACGGAACGTTTGTCTACAAGGAGACGGACGGCGGATGGCTTGATCCGGATGTGATCCTCTCCGCTCATCCGGAGTGGCAGGACCCGACACGGCTTCCCACCTCATCAAGGGAAAGCAAGGCCAATACCACCCAGCAGAAAAAGGTGCAGGATCCGCTTACGAAGTCCGGCGTCGTCGGGCTTTTCAACCGTACCTACTACCCCATTACGAAGGCTCTGGAGACATTTCTCTCCGATGTATATGAACCGACGACAAATCCGGACCGCTGGCACTTAATCGAATCGAACTCTATGGCAGGCGTCGAAATCAAGGAGGACAAGTTCGTCTATTCCCATCATGCCAAGGATCCGGCCTATTTGCAGCTTTGTAACGCTTTCGACATTGTCCGGGTTCACCGCTTTGGAGATCTGGATGAGAAGAAATCCTTCAGCGCGATGTGCGATTTTGCCATGCAGCAGGACGACGTAAAGCTGGCTGCTTCCGAGGAACGCATGAAGGATGCCCAGTCCGATTTTACCGATGCCGGGGATGAGAACAATGACTGGAAGAAAAAGCTCAAGTACATGTCCCGGTCCACGTTTCTCCAGAACACCGTGTACAACCTCAATCTGATCCTCGCCAATGATCCGGATTTCCAGAACTTCGCCTTCAACGAGATGGCAAACCGCATCCAGGTCACCGGACCGCTGCCGTGGGACAGACCCGAAGGAAACGAGTTCTGGAGGGATGCTGATACTGCGCAGCTGAAGTCCATCATTGACATCCGCTATCTGCCCTTCTCCAGCAGAAACTACGATGTGTCCTTTACCAAAACAGCAGACGACCGCCACTTCCATCCCATCCGCGACTATCTGGACAGTCTGCCAGAGTGGGATGGGATCGAGCGCGTGGAGGATCTCTTCATCCGCTACCTTCTGGCTGATGATACGGAATATGTCCGGACCGTCACCAGAAAGACCTTCGCTGCTGCAGTCGCAAGAATCTATGAACCCGGAACGAAATTTGACTGCGTGCCTGTTCTGGACGGCGATCAGGGAATCGGAAAATCCTCCATCGTAAAAGATCTCGTGACTTCGGACTACTACAGCGAGACGCTCTCCCTCACTGATATGGACGACAAGTCCGGCGCGGAAAAGCTGCAAGGATTCTGGGTCGTTGAGATCGGAGAGCTTGCCGGAATGAAGAAAGCCGACATCGAGAAGGTCAAAGCCTTCCTCTCAACATCCGACGACAAGTACCGTCCTTCTTACGGCAAGGTCGTGGAAAGCCATCCGAGGCAGTGCGTCATTATTGCGACCGTCAACGGCGAGCGCGGATACTTGCGTGATATCACCGGAAACCGTCGTTTCTGGATCATCAAATGCCATCAGAAGAAGCAGAGGAAGGCATGGAACTTCGACGAGAACTACCGTGCCCAGTTCTGGGCGGAGGCAAAAAAGATCTGGAAGGCTGGCGAAAAGCTGTACCTCGAGGGTGATGTGCTGGGCGAAGCCGAGAAAGAACAGCGCGGTGCCATGGAAGCCGATGAGCGTGTCGGCATGGTCGAAGAGTACCTGAACACGCCTGTTCCTGATAACTGGGACGCTATGGACCTTTGTGCAAGAAGGAACTTTCTGCAGGGATCCGAGTTCGGCAATCCGGAGCATGGTGAGCTTCATCTTCGGGATGCCGTTTCCAACGCTGAGATCTGGTGCGAATGCTTTGGCAAAAACCTGTCAGAGCTCAAATCATCGGACAGCTATATGATCGCAGCTCTGATGACACAGATCGACGGCTGGGAGCGATCCGATGAAAGGAAAAAGCAAACCTTCTACGGGAGGCAGAGGATCTATCGCAGGCTTTGATTGGGACAAGATACGTGGACAGGACAAGATTTCTATATATATTCGAAATCCTTGTAACTAAAAGGGGTAGGTAATAACAACACACGCGTAAGGGTATATAGGGAGAACTTGTCCTTTTTGTCCCCTTGTCCACAAGAAATTTTGAATCCCATATGGCATGAAAACAATTGATTTTAGCGGCTTTCCGGACTTTTGGCTCCCCATGAAAAGACTCCTTTTCACGGGGACAAGCTCCGGACAGGCTATGGAAAGGATGATTTTTTATGAAAGAACTTGATGAAAAGTACATCGCCCGGTGCCACCGGAAATTAAAAGAATATGGTGCGCCTCTCTCCGGCTGGTATTGCGTAGAGGTGATCGACATTGCAGATGAAATGGATGACGAGGATGCAACAACCGAATGTGAACTCTGCGGCTGCCAGAAAGTGCGCTACGTCCATGTGATGCGCCATGACGACTACTTCGATGATTTCCGGGTCGGCTGCATCTGCGCCGGAATCATGGAAGGCGACATTCTCGAGGCCAAAGATCGTGAGCGCCGCTTCAAGAATCGTCAGAAACGGAAGCTGAACTTTCCGAGACGGAAATGGAGAACTCTCCGGAACGGAAATTACTACCTCAGCTATCACGATCATGCCGTGTTCATCAACAGACTTGGAAACGGCAGGTTTTATGTCCGGTATGGCAATGAGAAAAGCTACCGCTACAAGGGAAGACCCATCGACAACTTCCTCTCCGCTGCTTATGCCGCCTTTGATCTGGCGGACCCGAAGGAGGCCTTATGAGAGAAAAAGATATCGAACAGAAACTGGTGCAGGCAGTGAGTGCTGCCGGAGGAAAAGCTTGGAAATTCACCTCTCCTGGTACGGCAGGCGTGCCTGACCGCATCCTGCTTTTCCCTTCCGGGCGGATGGCCTTCGCAGAGCTGAAGGCACCGGGCAAACATCTCCGTCCACTCCAGAAGCGAAGAAAGATCCAGCTCGAACACCTCGGCTTTACCGTATTTGTCATTGACGACCCGGAACAGATCAGAGAGGTCCTTCAGAAGATGGAAGGAGGTGCTGGCCATTGAAATTCCTACCACATGAATATCAGGCATACACCGTGAACTTCATTCTCACGCATCCTGTGGCCGCTGTGTTCCTAGATTGCGGTTTAGGCAAAACGGCCATCACGCTCACTGCCATCGAGGAGTTAATTCATGACCGCTTCGAAGTAAGAAACGTTCTCGTCGTAGCCCCGCTTCGGGTCGCCCGGGATACCTGGCCCTCTGAGATTGAAAAGTGGGATCACCTGAAGGACCTCACCTTTACGGTTGCCGTCGGAAGCGAAAAAGAACGACTGGCTGCCCTGAAGAAGCCCGCCGACATCCATATCATTAACCGTGAGAACATCCCGTGGCTTATTGAGAAATCAGGGCTTCCCTTTGACTACGACATGATCGTACTCGACGAGCTCTCTTCCTTCAAGAACCATAAGGCTAAGCGCTTCCGGGCGCTGATGAAGGTCCGTCCGACAGTGAAACGGATTGTAGGTCTTACCGGAACTCCCTCCTCAAACGGACTGATGGACTTATGGGCTGAGTACCGGATTCTGGATTTCGGAGAGCGTCTCGGAAGATATATCTCCAGGTACCGTCTCCAGTATTTCCGGCCTGACAGGTACAACGGCCCTGTGGTTTATTCCTACAAGCCGCTGCCCGGCGCTGAAGAACAGATCTATAACAGGATTTCCGATATCACCATTTCGATGAAGAGCACCGACTATCTGAAGATGCCTGAGAAGATCCTGAACGAAATCAGGGTGAAGCTGGATGAAAAGGAACGGAAACTCTACGAGACGATGAAGAAGGATCTGACGATTTCTCTGAAGGATAAGGAAATCGATGCCGGCAATGCCGCTGCTCTCTCCGGAAAGCTGATCCAGATGGCAGACGGCGCTGTGTATGACAATGACGGCGGTGTCGTGAAGATCCATGACAGAAAGCTCGATGCTCTGGAAGATCTGATCGAGGCGGCAAACGGAAAGCCGGTTTTAATAAGCTACTGGTACCGCCATGATCTGGACCGCATCAAAGAGCGCTTTCCTTTGGCAAGAGAGCTGAAAAGTCACGAGGACTTTACGGCATGGAACGAAGGCAGGATTCCTGTGGCACTTATCCACCCCGCTTCCGCTGGCCACGGACTTAATCTGCAGTCCGGCGGCAGCACGATCATCTGGTTTACCCTGACCTGGAGTCTTGAGCTTTACGAGCAGATGAACGCCCGCCTGTGGAGACAGGGACAGCAGTCCGAAACCGTAGTGATCCATCACATCATCACAGAAGACACCATCGACGAGAACATCATGAAGGCGCTTAAGACCAAGGACAAGGCGCAGTCCGCGCTGATCGACGCCGTGAAAGCAAATCTGGAGGGAGCTGCGGATGGATCCTTATGAAAAGCTGGCAAACGCCATCGTCATCCTGGCAGCGAACGATTACCGGAGTGCCTTGAAGCGCCTGAAGAAATATCCCCGGGACCGGGAAGCCAAGGCAGAAGCTGATGAACTGGAGCGCTTCTTCCGCTCAAAATGGTATACGGCACTTACCTCAGTCGATGGTGATTACCTGATTAAAAACCTAAGAAAGGAGGTTCTCGAATGACACCAGAAGAATATCTTCAGCAGGCTTATCGTCTGGACCAGCGTATCCGTCTGGACACCGAAGAAGTAAAAAGGCTGAGGGAACTGTCCTGCAGCGTATCCGCTATCCGTTATGACAAGGAACGCGTGCAGACATCCCACCCGGCAGACGCTCCCTTCGTACAGGCGCTGGAACGTCTGGAAGAACTTGAAAGGAAGATCGCCTGCGAACTGAATCTCCTTGCTGAACTTAAGGAACAGATTCAGGAAGTGATCCGCGCCCTTCCCTCAATGGATGAGCAGCTGATTCTTAATTACCGATACCTTTGCAGCATGACATGGAAAGAGATCGGGGCCGAGCTTCACATCGACCGCACCACTGCCTGCCGATGGCATGAAACCGCGCTAAGCCATGTCCAGGTACCGGAAAATCCTGTGATTGTGTAAAAGTTGCACGCATTACCACACGTTGCAACAAGACGCACATCACCCCTATATGTTATAGTAGAATCAGCAAAAATGAATGATACAAAGTCGCGCAGGCGGCTGAACCGAAGCCTCGAAGGAAGATTCCTCCGGGGCTTTTGTTATGCCAGAAAGGAGGCGGCAGGCATGCCAAGGAAGCCGAAACGTCCCTGCCGGTATCCGGGATGCAGAGAACTTTGTGAGGACGGCGAACAGTACTGCCCCACGCATAAGAAGCTGATGGAGAAGCACTACGACGACTTCACCCGGGGCTACAACGGACACAAGCGTTACGGCAGCCAGTGGAGAAAGATCCGCACGAGATACGTTCACAAGCATCCTCTCTGCGAGGAGTGCTTAAAGCACGGGCGATTCGTTCCGGTCGAGGAAGTCCACCACATCGTTCCGATCTCCGAGGGAGGAACCAACGACGAGAGCAATCTCATGAGTCTTTGCCGGAGCTGTCACGAAAAAATCCACGAGAAACGTGGTGACAGGAAACCGGGAGGGGCGGTCTGAATCTCTAAAACCAAAAGGCTAAAAGACCGCCGGCCCCTCTCGTGTGCGTTTTTTCTGGTTCAAACAGGGGATAAAACCCAGCCGCCTGCAGGAAAGGAAGTGTAACCGTGGCAAAAGACGGAACATACCGCGGCGGCAGGCGTATAAAAGCCGGTGGCAAGCCCACTCCTGCTGCGGAAAAGATAGCAAACGGAAAGCCGGTGCAGATCATGAGAAATGACATTCCTGATCTGGAGCCGGATGAACTTGAGGCAGTGGATCTTCCGGAGGGAGCTGTGCTCGAAGGCGCGGATATGCCGAAGCCGGATGAATACCTCTCTGCCAAACAGAAGAACGGCAAGCCTCTCGGAGCCGATGTCATTTACAAAGAGACCTGGCTCTGGCTCAAACGACGTCACTGCGAGAATCTCGTGAACAAGCGGCTCATTGAATCCTACGCTCAGAACTTCGCTCGTTACATTCAGTGCGAGGATGCGATCAGTACCTACGGCCTTCTCGGAAAGCATCCGACGACCGGCGGTGTTGTGAGCTCTCCCTTCGTCCAGATGGCCAGCCAGTTTCAGAAGGCTGCCAATCTCATCTGGATGGAAATCTACGACATTGTGAAACAGAACTGCACCGAGGAGTTTGAGGACGGAAATCCGAATGACACGATGGAGCAGCTCCTCCGCTCACGGAAAGGACGATAAATGGATACAGTGAAATTGGAACAGGTACCGATTGACAAGCTGGTGCCTTATGCAAGAAATGCAAGAACCCACTCCAAGGAACAGATCGCGCAGCTACGAGCATCTCTCCGGGAGTTCGGATTTGTCTCCCCTGCTGTCATCGACAGCAAGTACAACATTCTCGTCGGTCACGGACGCGTGCAGGCAGCACGCGAGGAAGGATATAAGACCGTCCCCTGCGTCTTTGCCGAGAACCTGACCGACGCCCAGAAGCGTGCCTATATCCTTGCCGACAATCAGCTGGCTCTGAATGCAGGATGGGATGAAGAGATGCTCTCTGTGGAACTGTCCGATTTGAAAGATGAATCCTTTGATCTGTCACTCCTCGGCTTTGACGAAAAGGATCTGGAAAAGCTGATGGCAGGCCCAGACGATGGCGGCGCGCAAGATGATGATTTTGATCTCTCCGCTGCCCTTGAGAAGGCATCCTTCGTAGAAAAAGGTGACCTCTGGACGGTCGGCAAACACAGACTTCTCTGCGGAGATGCTACTTCTGCAGAAGATGTAGAAAAGCTGATGGATGGGAAGACTGCAAACCTCATCGTAACAGATCCGCCCTACGGAGTTTCCTTCAAAGCATCCGACGGACTTACGATTGAAAATGACAGCTTAAAAGGCGATGAATTTTACAAGTTCCTGCTTTCTGCTTTTACCAACATGGCCGCTCACCTTGAGAAAGGCGGTGCGGCTTATGTTTTCCACGCAGATACCGAAGGGCTCAACTTCCGGAAGGCGTTCATCGATGCCGGGTTTCATCTGGCAGGTGTGTGTATCTGGGTGAAAAACTCCCTCGTGCTCGGTCGCTCCGATTACCAGTGGCAGCATGAACCGATCCTCTACGGCTTCCTTCAGAATGGAAAGCATCCATGGTATTCCGACCGAAAGCAAACGACCATCTGGAACTTCAATAAGCCGAAGCGTAACAAGGATCACCCGACCAGCAAGCCGCTCGATCTTCTCTCCTACCCGATCAAGAATTCCAGTCAGGAGAACGCCATCGTGCTCGATACCTTCGGCGGCTCCGGTTCCACGATGATGGCCTGTGAACAGATGAATCGTATCTGCTACATGTCTGAGCTTGATCCGAAATATGCCTCTGTGATCCTCCGCCGCTATGTCGAGGATACCGGTGATGCGGATGGTGTGTATGTAGAACGTGGCGGCAATAAGATCCCCTATTCCGACCTCGTAAAGGAAGTCGAAACCACATAAACTGCTGCGTTTCTTCGGCTTCTCTTTGGTAGTTATTTCATTTAGATTCTCTTGCTATATTCCGGGCACAGAGTGATGTATGTACTACCAAAACAAAGGAGGTACATACCATGAAACTTGCATTCAACGTTACCAAGGAAAACAAGAAGGCTTTCGCAAAGGCCATCGGAGAGATCACCGGAGAAAAAGCAGTCTACCAGTTCACCCCGACCTACGCCTTCCAAATCGGCGACCTGACCGTAAACCGGGATGCAACCTTGACCGCTCCGGACGGAAAGGACCTCGGGAGCCTGCTCGAAGCCCTGAAATCTCAGGGATACGAACTGCTCGAAACTGAGGGAGCCCCGGAAGCCGATCCGCAGGAAGAAGCACCTGCTGCAGGCGAGAAGCCGGAAGCGGATGAGGAAGTGCCGGAGCTTACGGTAAGCCTGCCGCTTACAGCCGCAAACGTCGGAACCCTGACGAACATCCTCTCCTCCAAGGGAGACCTGATCCGGCACGCCCTCGGGGTCACAGACCTTCGAATCAACGTCACCAACGACAAGATTGAATTCCCATGGTTTACCCGGGAACTTACCGCCGAGGAAGCAAAAGCTTACACCACTTTCCTTTCCCTGCTCTGCAAGTTCTCAAAAGAGCTGAAACACGCCAGCAGCAGGCC